ACTTTCAATCTTTACAACACCAACTCCCAATGAACCTGTTAATGTTTTTAAAATGATAGGAAACTCTGCGCCTAATCTATCAAAATCATCCAATGATTTATCTTGATGATGTATTAAAACATTTTTAGGTTGATTCAATTGTTGTTCTGCTAAAACTAAACTTGTTCTATATTTGTCCGAGGTAGTTTCCATACAATGTCTGTTATTCACACAGCAAATATTTTCTCTTTCAAATTGAGTCAATAAATCAGACCAAGATTTTCTTCTGGTAACAGGTGCTCGAACAAAAACTAAAGTGTTTTCATCAACTAAAAAACCTCTACCATCCTTATCGTAAACATATCTTTGTCCATTTTCTTCATCAAGACTGGAGTAAGCACCATCAATATCAACTTTAAATCCTTTACAACCTAATTTCTTACCTTCTTCAATAATCTTGTCGGCTGTTTTTTCTGGATCATCTGGATCTTCAGGATCATCATACCATATCAACACAAAGCGATATGGTTTTATTTCTCCTTCAGTAATAAAATCTCTAAACTTCTGTGCTTCCATCTTCTGATTCTTCTGTAGTTTCTTCTATTATAGGTTCAGGTTCTGTTACTGTTTCAGGTTCAGTTCTCTGAAGCAAACTAGGCGCAGGTTCTGTTGTTGTTTCAGGTTCTGCTTTTTTGCCTATGTTATATTTTGCTTGTAGATCCCATTCACCTTTTTCTTTAAATGCTAAAACTTTTATTTGTGAAAGAGGTGCTTTCTTTTCTGCAATCGCAGTATTTAATATAACAACCAATCCCCAATCACTTAATAATTGAGCAATTGTATTTCTTCTTTCCAAATCATTGTCAGAAAGATTTGCTTTCTTACCATCTAAAGCAAATAACTCCTTAAAATGTACTATGAAATATCGTCCTTGTTTATGTAGTATATGGCACGATTGGAATAACTTTTTGTCTTTTCTTGACGCTACGCCAATTCGTGTTAGTGTTTCACGAACCTTCAGAAAATCATCAGGTTCTTTTAATTGGACTTCGAGCATTTTCTCGGGATGCCAATCAGTATTTAATTCATTTAATTCATTCATTTTGTCCCACCTTTATATAATTTTCTTTTAGTGTTTTCAATTCATCTTTGGTGAGTATGTCAAGAGCGACTTTTGCTTTCTCATTATTATAGCCATAATACTCTTTAACAACACCAATGTCTTTCAATTTACTCGCTCTCAAAAAAGGACTATACCTTTTTCTTGACCTAATACTATTTATTAAAAAGTGAAACTGCATATCTTTATCTAGGAAATGACAACGATTCATTTCATTAACTAGCATAAGACTATCTTGGAAACCTGATAATATTTTATTGACAATGAATGCTGGATACTTTTTAATCCACATCTTATCTTCAGAATCCATCACATTCTTTTTTGTGAAGTTGATGGCGTTTAAATATTCTTTTAATTCATAACTCATTTGAATTTAACCTGCGACATTAATTCAGTTAAACAAGCAACTAAATTAACTTCCTGGTCAGCAACAAAGGCTGACTTGTATTGATAATCAGCAATAATTAAAACAGCGTGTGGGATTGTGGCAGGTTGTAAATGCTCATACATTGAGTCATATATTCTACGGAAGATTTTCACAGGATCATTATCTAAATTTTGAACTACCCATTTTCTCATCTCCGTAAAGTCCTTACTCTTTAAATGAGATAATAAAGTCTTTAAGTTTTCATCTGAAATATTAACAAGTATGCCAGCGTCTATCTTACCACTTACTGAATACCTTTGTAATTCATTAATGAGTTTTCTAAAGTCTGGAAAATGTTTCTTAATTAATTCTGCAAGGACTGGTTCTTCATAATCTACATTTTGCTCTTTCAAAATATAAACTGCTCGTTCAAACAATTTACTTGCCAATCTAGGTTTATCTTTTGGATTAATTCTAAATTCTATTGTTGAAAATCTACTATGTAGTGGATCTATTAATCTGTTTTTGAAATTACAAGTGAGAATGAACCGACAATTCTTATGGAACTCCTCAATGAATCCTCTTAATGCAGGTTGTGTTGATTGTGGATTGAGATAATCTGCCTCATCTAATATCACAACTTTTTTACCACCTGATAATGATACGGTCGAAGCAAAATTCTTAATCTTGTTTCTTAATACATCAATACCTCCTTCTTCGGAACCATTAATCATAATCCAATCGCAATTCAATTGGTCACATAATGCTTTCGCAACTGTGGTCTTTCCTATACCAGGAGGTCCTGATAATAATATGTTTGATAATTCACCCTTTTGAATAAAGGATGTAAATAGTGTTTTTAATGATTGTGGTAATATACAATCATCAATAGTCTTTGGTCGATATTCCTCAACCCATAAAAAATCTATACTCATAATTCACCTTATTCACAATTTTGGAAATTAAATTTATTTGGAAATAGAACTATCTGGCTCTAATGCTATCCAATATTCAATAGGTAATTTTTTATGTTTAAAATGAGAAATGGATTTAGATGATACTGAAACATCATAATCGCCTGAAAACAATTTAAGATTTTCTACCTTGAAATAAAAAGTATAATCTGCTGTTGCACCTTCACCAACTTTCATTTCATAATTATTAGAAGTAGTATTCTTCTTATCACAAACTTTAAGAACTGTATCGCCGCCACTTGTTCCAACTAATGCTAAATCTGGTGTCTTTAAAACTGCCGCCATCTTTAATAGTTGTGCAAGATTTGCTTCAGACAAACTAAAAGTTACATCTGTTTCTGGCATATTAACTTCTTTTGTTGGTGCCACAAGTGTTTCTTTTGAAGCATAGAAATATTTTGCTTTTGTTCCATTGGAAGATATAGTTAGAAACTTATCTTTCAATTCAATTTCAGGTTTATGGATACTTGTTACCACTCCTAAAAATTCATTTAAGTCATATATGCCAAACTCGGTAGAAAATTCTTCCGAAATATCTGCTTTGGCAAATATGTTTCTCATAGTTGAGATTGTAGATAAAACTTTTCCAGGTTTGATTAAAATGTTTGTGTTGATTTCTGAAAAGTTTTTTAAAATGTCTAGTGTGTTTTGACTTATTTTCATTATGTAATTCTCCTTCAATTATTATACTATTATACTAAACTTTATTATAAAAGTCAAGCAAATAAAAAGGGCGCCGAAGCGCCCTTCCGTTGAAATTAAATATTATTTAATGTCAATGAATTTTGGTTTCTTTTCTTCTGGAATTATTCGTTCCAATTTAACTGAAAGTAAACCATCTTTTAGGTCTGCACCTTTCACCACAACATCTTCTGCCACAGTAAAGCTTTTAGTAAAAGACCTTTTAGAAATGCCTCGGTGTAGGACACTTTCGTCCTTGTCCAAAACATTTTGTTCGTCTTTTGCTGAAGAAATAGTTAAAGTATTTTCTTGCGATTTTACTTTAATATCTTTTTTACCAAAACCTGCAACTGCCAACTCGATTACATAATCGGTATCATTGACTTTGCGAATGTTGTAAGGTGGATAATGATTGATAGAAGAACTATTATATTTATAGATTCTATCAAAGTCATCAAAAAGGTTATCAAATCCAACTGAAAACGGTTTAAAAGGTTCCCAATTCATTAATTCATTTCTTGTCATCTTTGCCTCCTTAAATTAAGCAAGGTTAAAATAAGTACTCGACTAATTCGACATACTCATATATTATTTATAAAAGTTTAGCGTATATTTTGAAACCTTTATATAAATTTGTTTCCGGGATTCTAGTAAACTAGAACCATAATCACTTAACGCTTATAAAGGCGATTGTTTAAAGTTATTTCTACTTCGCAGGGACAATCGCCAAACCCTAAATGGTGTCTTTTGCGGAAGACACTCTACCTCTTAATGCCAGGACTTACGAACCGCCCGACACTACTATTTATACGGCAGAATACTTATAAGCGTATTTCTGTTTACCGTATAAAGCACGGATACCAGCAGATACGATATCCAAAGTATCACCTTTGAACACCTTTCTAACACCTGCTGCTATAATCGCTTTGGTTGGTGTACCCAAACGATAAGAAGTGCCATTTGATGTTTCATTAATATACACCATATGTCCTTCTTCTCTTAAAGTATCAACCATCGCTCTCGGCGAAGTCAAGTCAAATCTATTTCTCAAGGTTTTCCAAGTAACTGGTTTACCTATTGAAAGAAGATTTAATACTTTTTGTTTTTTTGTTAAGGCTTTTCTACCCATAATATTAACTCCTTCAAGTCATTGTCGCCGTTGTAATACATACTAGATAGTGGCAACTTGTCTATCTAATAAATCTTTAATCTCCCTCTCTCAATCTTCTTAATCTTTTTTCTTTTGCAATTCGTCTTAATGATTCTTTTAATTTTCTTTGTTTTTTTAAACTAGGTTTTTCATAGAACTGCCTCATCCGTAATTCTCTAAACAAACCATCCTTCTGTAATTTCTTTTTTAAAACTCTTAATGCTTTCTCAACATTATTATCTCTTACTAAAACCTCTATCATCCTTGTGGTCCATCTTGTTGTTCGCTATTGACTTTATGTGTATAATGTTCTGTTGTAACTTTATCTTTAAAATAATCTAACAGCCAAGGGTTATCTACAAATACTGTCATCAATCCATTGGCAAAAGTATTAACAATCTTTTCTTCTTTTGCTTCTTTTAAATCTTCACTCAAACCATATTGATATATTATACCATGCAGTACTTCGTGAAGAACTGTATTTGCACCGTGAGCACTTCCTATAGTAGAACCTTTAATGCCAATCTTTCCTTCTTTGGAAAAAAACTCTCCTTCAGCATCTTCGGTACTCGCAAAAGAATCTGGCCAAATATCAAATTTATAATTCCGATATCCGATTTTAATATAATCTTTTAAATTCATATCTACTATTATACTAAATTTTTTTATAAAAGTCAAGCAAATAAAAAGCGGAATTAATCCGCTTTTTTGTTTTTTATATTAAGAATTGTAGATA